TGATATTGAAATGTCACACGAAATCTATAGGTCTGGTTATTGTAACGACAACGTAGTATATTTTAGAGCTTGGGATAAATTGCCTGGAGAGGCATACGAACAACTAGTAACCCCAAGTCATATATCCCAACAGGACACAATTGACTTAAAGTCCTACATCCATGAGAGTCCCAGAGTTGAAGGTTGGAATGAGTTTGTAATGAGTGGTCAAGATTTAGACCGCTTACGACAAATCCGAGAACAATATTTAACTGATACCCGTGAATCGGGAATGGACATAAATCCAGACAACGTAGAAATAGTTTTTGGCGACAAGCGTGCCGGCCTGTGGATAACATGGGTTGCACCAGAAGATAAAGTAATAAAGACGGAAGCACTTCCCGGTAATACTGATTATGGTTTCAGTTCGGGGTCTTTATGTAATTTATTCGCATCACTAGAAGAAACCACAGAAGAAGTTTATCTGTTGGGTATGGATTTATATTCAAATACGGAGAAAGCTAACAATGTGTACAAAGGAACTGACTGTTACATAGGTGCCGGTGGAGATGAGATTCCGCCAGATAATTGGGTACAACAACACAAAGTAATCATGCAAAAGTTCCCACACATACAGTATTACAAAGTTAATCCTGAATCCCTATATAACAACAACTATGATAGGATTAACCGTGTAATAGAGGAATGGATAGGCATTCCGAACCTCAACTACATAACCCAAAAGGAAATGTACGAGAGGATTTCATAATCAACCAATAATAGGAGAAATAAAATGGCTGATATTATAACAAGCGTAAAAGGATGGATCAATAAGATTTCTGAAGTAGCAGTAAGTCTTATCGCCCTAGCAGTAGTGCTACAGGTACTATTTGGGTCAGATATGATCTTTCTACCCGTAGATGTCATCGGGAACATAACTGGCCTAGTGGCATCACTAGGTAGCCAAGGACTAGTTGGTTTAGTCGCTTTAGGCGTCATTTATTGGATCTTCACCAAGAAGGACTAGTAAGATTGACTAACGGTATATGGGGGTCAGGCCTGGCCCCCTAATACCAATTTATAAATACTTTTGTGGACAAGAGTAAAATTATATCAATCACGGACATTATTGAAAATAAAGTTCGTAAGCAAAAAGAACTAGATGATTATAATATACGTCTAGAAGAATTACAAAGACAGAAGTTTTGGCTTGAGAAAGAAATACAGATGGCCGAGTTTATTATTGCCGCAGTTCAAAGTGAGATATCTCCAAAGGCGTTTGTACAAGAACTAATAAATTATGAAATAGGCAAAATGAGTGACGATGATTAAAGAATTTATATTAATTTATCTCACCATCACACAAAGTGGTGGTATAGGTATGAATGTATTTGAGGAGACATTCCCTTCTCTAGAAATGTGCAATCGTTTTGTAGAAATTGAGTTTCTAAAAAATGATAACTGGTCTCACCTAAACTCCACACATAACTTTTATAACTCCAAATATCAAATTGATATCTCCGATACCGTTGATGGTAACATGAGAATGTATTATAGTTGTGTTGTTAAGAACGGTGAGTAATGATTAGTGTAAATGAATGGTTTGTTTTTGATGTTGGTCTAGACGATAAAACTTGCAACAAGTTAAAGAGACACGCCTCTAAGAAGTGGGAAGTTTCTGAAGTAGATACCAAGAAGAATACTACAGACGAAGAAAGAAAAACTGGTAGAAAATCAAAGATGGATGTTGATAAGAAAACCAGAATCAGCGATGTAGCATGGACAAACGACCAATGGGTGTATGATTTGATTTGGCCTTATATGTTGGGGGCAAATAAAAATGCTGGATGGCAGTATGATATTACATCGGCTGAGTCAGCACAGATGACACGATACAAGAAAGGTGGATTCTATAACTTTCATAGAGATGGTAATGGTTGTCACATGGCAAAATATAATACTCCAGACAACTCATTTTATCATGACAAAGTTAGAAAGTTGAGTATGACAATATTACTCAATGACAGTTTTGAAGGTGGTCAATTTGAGTTTGCCTCTTATAATGAAGAAGATTGTATTATCACACCTATTGAAATGAAGAAGGGTTATGTTGTTGTGTTCCCATCACACACCGAACATAGAGTTGCACCTGTAACAAAGGGTACTCGTTATTCATTAGTATGCTGGTTTTTAGGACCACCGTTTAAATAATGCTCGTTAGTGATTCACATAAGTTTATAGTATTTCACATTCCCAAAACTGCCGGTTCATCAATGACATATGAGTTGGCAAAGTATCTGAACCCATTCATAAAACCCCCACAACCGAATAAGACTTTTGGTGGATGGCAACCAATACACCACATAGATAGAATTCAACACAGACCAGTACAAGAGTGTAGGCAGACGGAATATTGGAAACAAACATACTTCAAGGCATCCTTTGTTCGTAACCCATATGACCTTGTAGTGTCTGCATGGCCTAAGAATGTAGACTTTACACAATGGGTCGTTAAAGAAGTTGCCACCGGAAATAGTTTGGTATCACGATGGGGTAGTCAGTATGATTACCTATCAAATCACAGAAATGAACTGATGGTAGACTGGATAGGTAAGTATGAGCAGATGGAAAAAGATTGGGAGAAGTTTTGCTATCTCACGAAGATAGAACACAACCCACTAAAGAGATTCAATGGTTCGTGGAAGAAACCATATCACGAATACTACAACGAAAGAACATACCAGATAGTGACAAAACTATTTCAAAAAGATTTACAATATTTTAGATATACCCTTGAAACAGGTTGACTTATTTGACTTTTGATGTTATCCTTATATTATGAGTTTAAGTTTTCTAACAGGCGAAGTTATTACTGGCAGTTTGGGTAGTAAGGATATATTATATTCTAAGGGTAAGAATGACGAGTGTTATACTCCTTATTACGGTGTTACCCCAATACTCAAATACATACCAGAAGGCAAAATAGTCTGGTGTCCGTTTGATAAGGAAGATAGTGAGTTTGTTAAACAGATAAGAGAACCAGTTGTCTATTCTCATATTGATACTGGTCAAGATTTCTTCAACTATCAACCCAAAGAGTGGGACATCATCATTTCAAACCCACCGTTTACAGGTAAGAGAAAATACTTTGAGAGAGCATTATCTTTTAACAAACCATTTGCTTTGATTATGTCTAACACTTGGTTGAATGATGCTGCACCGATGAGAGTATTTAAAGATAGAGACTTACAACTATTGATGTTTGATGGTCGTATGAGATTTATTTCGCCAGATGGTAGGGATAATAATAAGATAACATTTAGTAGTAGTTATTTTTGTTGGAACTTTTTACCCAAACAAATAATCATGGAAACTCTTGACATTCCCAAGTTTTCATAGTATACTAAATAATAGTGGTAGAAGTTTTACCACATACGATAATACGATAATACAGGAGATACGATATGAGCTTTGCAGAGCTTAAACAGAAATCTGGTTCTTTCGATGCCTTACAGGCAGAACTGAAAAAAATCGATAACCCCACCTCCGGTTCTTCTTTTGAAGATAACCGATTCTGGAAACCTGACCTAGACAAAACCGGCAACGGTTATGCTGTGTTGCGTTTTCTACCACAACCTGCCGGTGAAGATTTGCCATGGGTCCGTCTTTGGAATCATGCGTTCAATGGTCCCGGCGGTTGGTACATCGAAAACTCCCTAACTACAATCGGTAAGAATGACCCAGTGTCTGAATACAACACCGAACTGTGGAACAGTGGTAGTGAGGCAGATAAGGATATTGCTCGTAAACAGAAGCGTATTCTAAAATATTACTCCAACGTCTTAGTTGTGAGTGACCCCAAGCACCCAGAGAACGATGGTACTGTTCGGTTGTTCCGTTACGGTAAGAAAATCTTTGATAAGATTACCGAAGCAATGAACCCGGCATTTGATGATGAAACTCCCTTGAATCCATTTGATCTTTGGGATGGTGCTAACTTCAAACTCAAGATTCGTAAAGTTGATGGTTATTGGAACTATGACAAGTCCGAGTTTGATTCAAAATCACAGTTGTTTGAAGGTGACGATGCTCGCCTAGAGACACTGTACAATGAGAAACTTCACAGTCTGCAAGAGTTTGTTAACCCAGACCAGTTCAAGACTTATGATGAACTCAAAGAAAAACTCAACAAAGTTCTTACTGGCACATCAGTAAAGGGTACTGTTGAGACATTTACTCCAAAACGACCATCAGTAGCAGAACAGGAAGCTTTAGTTGAACAACAGTTTCCTTCAACTGTAAAAACAGATGATGATGAGACTTTGGATTATTTTGCTAAGTTAGCAGACGAGTCGTAAGACAACTGCAACAGAGACCCCGCTTCGGCGGGGTCTTTTTTTATCTTAGTCCGATTGTCTTTTCTGTCCAAACATCAAACGTCCAACCACGTTTGTCACAATAGTTCTTTGCTGCTTGCCACTTGGCAGAGTTTCTACCAAATTCTCTAACCTCATAGAGATAACCTTTAGTCTTGCGTTTGCCTGGTTTAGGAGGCCGTAGTTGTTTATCTGGTTTGACTTCAATCAGTTTGATAACGTGACTATCACCACGACGAACCTTTACCCAGAAGTCAGGGTAATATCTGTGTATCTTACCATCTAACGGCGACACATAAGGTATTGCTACTTCCTCACTTGCCCATTCCAACACATTTACGTTATTGTCAAAATAACGCATACAGTGCCGTTCCCACATGGAACGATAGATGATATTCCGTGGGTTTCCTTTGTACTTACCAGGTTCTTTAGGTGTAAACTTGCCCTTGTAAGGTTTGCGTTTAGGGTTAGAATGTTTATTAGTTTTCATATAAATAGTCCAGTAAGTATTTAGACAAGGGAGAATAAACGTATGGAATATGGCTTAGGTATGTTCGGGATGGATGTTCCAAGAAAAAAAACCAGTGAGGTTGCAACACCAGGACAACCAGTTCCATGGCAGAATCCAAACGAATCTGCTTCACAAACTGTAGCAAACCCCCATATTGGTGCCGGTGAGTTTAGTGGTTTGGTTCCTGAGAAATCGGTTCCACGAAATCGAGGACCAAACCGCGGCAAATTGGGCAGTAGATTAAAATTGTTACAATTTCCAAAAGACTTGGGCATATCATCAGAACACGCTCATTTCATGGGTTTCCACACATACAACATAATGGGTACGATGGGTGCAAGTGGTTCAGATGCTAGTTTTACTGAAACTGGAAATCATGTTTTTCTTCCTATTCCCAATAACCCATCCGCATCATACGAACAGGGTTGGGATACAGAAGAATACGGTATAGGTGGTTCGGCTTTGGCAACTGGTGCAGACGCACTATCAAATGCTTATGATGCTGCCACACAATTTGGTGAAGGTGGTCTTGGTGAGATTGTTGGTGGTATGACAGCAGCCGGTAAAAAAATAGCAGGCGGGGCTTTTAAAGAAAGATTTGACCGCAGAGTTTTGTTGGGAGATGTTGGTAAGGTGTTT